CTACCACTCAAGGGACTGTTTGCTCGCCTTAAGATTTTCTTTGTACATCATATAAATGTTACTGTAATTGCACATGTCAAAGCCGCTTTCACAGTAATCCTCTATGACCTTATCCATTATTTTTCTATCTTTAGCTTTAGTGGCAAGCTTAAAGGCGTTGAGATTTTCCTTCTCCATCATACGCAACATACTTTCCTGACACATATCAAAACCACTCTCGCAGTAATCCTGCTTCACCGTCTCTTTTATAAACTCAATAACTTCATTTTTCTGAGCTTCGGAGTTATCAAAATCCATAGGGTGGATAAAACCAGCTGCTGCCATAAACGAGGAAAAAAAGAGAGGAATGAATAATAATTTGCGCATATAGATTAGCTCTTCCTTTAGTTTTTAATAATGTAGATGCGAAATATTACATCCAGAAATATCCTAGCACCAGAAAACTTGCAGGTCACATTCAGCGATTTTTGCAGATGAATTTTTATTAGATGAACCGTTTCTCGGATACACCGTTCTTCCACATTCTAAGCGGTAAAGCCAAGAGGAGATTTGGGGTTAAGTTTTCATATAGAACTTTTTGCGCAAAGAAAATCAGACCACTTAGCGTGGTCTGATTCTATAAATGATGAATCCTACGGTATGTATTTATTCTTAAGCTCATCAAGACGCTTTTGATCTTTTTCAGTGAAATTTACATCCCCCAAAATAGGGTTGCCGTCAGCTCCATCAAGCCTAATCACACTTACTGTGAAAATGGCATCAGCTGGCGCACTTACCTTTCCCCAGCTAGAAAACTTGTTGGGGGCAAGCTCCCAATCAGCTTTCTCTCCCGGCTCAAGGCCTCCGGATATCTGATAATTAAAAGCGTCACTGAACCATGGAACTTCACGATCCGGGCTAGCGATAACACCTTTAAAATAAGCTCTGGATATTGCTTTTCCTGTGTTATTTTCGATGCTTAGTGAAACAATTGGTTGATCTGAACCATATTTCTGTTTCTCCATGCGGAAACGTGACCGTACAACTTTGAACGATTTCATTGATTCTAAGCTTGTTATAGAAGAACTCTTTTTCTCTTCAAGTTCTTTTATTTCCTGAACAGCTTGCTCTTTTTCTTTTGCTTCTCTTTCTAGTTTGAGTGTTGCTGCGTAAGAAATAATTTGCTCGCCAGTTTTACCATTCAGTGACTGTTTCATTTTCTCTTCAATCACCGATGAATTGTTAGTCATCCCTGCCTGCATGAGCTCTTTAAAATTAATTTGGCTGAAAACGGCTACCTTCAAAGCCTCATCAAACTGACTGCGCTTACTTTCAGGAAGTGATTCACGAACTTTGGAAATGGATGCTTTCATACTGTCATTAGTAGATGCATCTATTTTGGGTTCGTTACACCCAACCAAAGATAATACGATCAGACTAATCCCTAATATTCTTTTCATTTTTAATCCATCATAAGTTACATTCAGAAATATCTTATCACCAGTCAACCAACAGATCACTTGTAGCAAGCCGAACAATGGTATTTTTCTATTCAATAAAAGATTTCACCAAAATATCTGCCGCCATTTAAATAAAAAAAAGCCTAGCTATTATGCTAGGCCTTTGAAAAATAACAACTTTCGGATGTTGCAAAAGCGCTATCTTAGTTAAGACGCTCTTATGAAGGACTATTGATATATATGATTATTTTATAAAATACAGCTAGTTATGTGTGTATCTGGTGCAACAGAGTGTAGCCTAAAACATGCTGCGTGGACAGATTGTGGACATATAAATATCATGCCAATTACAATAGATTTACTGCTTGAACATTGTTTCCATTTGTTCATAGAGTTCCTTTATCTCATGATTGGTTGGCTGATCTTGCTTGGTCAGCTTGTCAAACATTTTTTTTGATACTTCATCCAATGAGTTTTGATCTATGCTAGTAGCCTTCTTTTTAAATTTCTTTAATTTCCAAAATAAAATCTTTTTATGAAAAATCTCATGAATCCATGTTATTAGCAAAGGTAAACTTAGTGATATAAACACAATCCCTTGATAATAAATTGTTGGGGATAAGAAAAGCACTAACTCTTCTTTATACTTAAATCCAATAAAAAAGGTTATTATTAAATTAACGAATAATGTTATCAAGTACACTTTAAGAGGAGTGCTAGGCTTCATCTTTTCCATCTCCTTCCATTCGAGCTAAGTTAATATACCCTTCAGTTTCTTTATTATATTTTTTAAATTCATCACCAAGTTTTTTAGTTGTTAGCATTAGACTCAAAAGCATAGACAAAACTGCACCTTGAATATAAAGATTAATATCCTTATCTAGGATGACTGGATTAGTAAAGAAATTCTTGTGTCTTACTGTAATCTCATATAAATCAGCAGACTCTCTATACATAACCATGCTTGGGAAATTAATATCAACATTAACTTTATTGGCTATAATATATCGATGAAAAATGGCATCTGGAGATGATAGGTCACCAGATGGCTTAAATATAGCAGATGTATTAAAATCTGCCGAAGCCATATTAGATATTTTCTTTTCATAATCTAAATCACTATCATTAATTTCATTAAATGAAATAAAGAAATTTCTTTTATTCCATTCTATCATGATAGAACTTTCAGATTTCCAATCATCAAGTATCTTAAATTCATTATGTTTTTTAATTGCTGAAATGATTTCAATCTTTGTAATTTCCATTGCTACCTCATAAATATTTTATTTTTTTCTTTATAACTTGATAATGGGTTAAGCATAATAGCATCTTCCAAATGATCAGGTGAAAAATGTGCATATCTCATAGTTTCACGAATATTAGAATGCCCTAAAATACGCTGTAATACCAAGATATTACCACCGTTCATCATGAAGTGTGAAGCAAAGGTATGCCGCAACACATGCGTTTTCTGGCCTTCAGGGAGTTCAATGCTCGTCATCGCCAATACTTTCTTAAAGGTCTGGTAGCAAGGTTTGAACATACGCCCTTGTCGTGTGGCTAATTCATCATGCAGCCACTGCGAGATCGGCACCGTTCGATTCTTCTTCCCTTTAGTCTTGAAAAAAGTCACTTTGCACGGAGACAACTGGGAACGGGTTAAGTTTTCCGCTTCGCTCCAACGTGCACCTGTAGACAAACAGACTTTCACAATCCACGCTAAATCCTCATTACCGTATGATTCACACGCCCCCAATAGTTCACGTATCTGGAGATGAGTTAACCACGCCATTTCCTTGTCTTCTTCTTTGAAAACACGGATACCGTCTAGAGGATTAGGCAAACTCCATTCCCCTAGCCTTTTTAATTCACTGAACACAGCTGTTAGATACTGTAGTTCTCGGTTGACCGTGATCGGTTTCACCGCCCAACGCTCTGGATTGTCATGATATCCGTTACTGATTTCACCCCGTAACCGCTTATCACGGTAGTGCGCAAAATCTTTAGCAGTAAAACGAGACGCTATTGGGTCGCCCAACCCATCACAGACAATTTTCAGCTTTCCCATGCGGGAACTGATAGCCGTAAGAGATTGACCGTGTAAGTGATACCAGAGATCGATAACTTCACTAAGACGGCGGCGATCTTCTTTCTCTCCTAACCACGGCTTTTCACTGGCTTCATTTAGAGTGTATTGCTCAAACGAAACCGCTTCGCCTTTAGTGGGGAATGTTTTACGGACGCGCTTACTGTCGCGCCCGTTAATACGAAAATCAGCGCGCCATTCTCCAGAGGGGAGTTTGGTTACTGCCATATGACTAGTCGACCTGTATCTGCATAAAATATGCCATTAGTTTATTTTCAGCCGGAGAAAACGCAGATTCGATGGTTACATCAGATAATTTAAGTGACGTAGTTGACCCGTTTACTAACGTAACCCCTTCCGCGTAAATTATTGGGAAGTTATCTATAAATACGCTGTAAAAACCTGATTGATAATCAGCTCCCATATCATTCTTGATATTTAGTGAAATGTTTAAGTCAGAAGTCTTAAAACTACCGATAGAAAGATTGTTTTTCTTATATTTTTCAAGTTTAGATTTTAATGAAGGGGATATATCAAGGAAAACGAAACGCCCATCACGAGAGAACACTCGAATCTTAGGGTCAGATTCTTTAATTAGATTTGATGGACCATATGCAATAGGAAAAGAAAAGTGCGCGTAACTATTAAACTTCTTAGTAAAACACTCTTTAAACTCTGCACCTTGAATTATTTCGGGTATTGTTTTTGTTGCTTCAACAAGGCTTGCGGAAGGTTTTCTTGAATCATCGTAGCTATTACAAGTGGCAACCTCTACATATATATTGGCTGCATCATGTTTTATTTCTTTTCCAAAAATACCAGACATCGGAATAGTCGCGTCCATGTCGACTTTACACCCAGTGAGAAAAATGGCCAGAGGTAATAAAAAAAATCCTTTATTCACTTTATGTTCCTTTTTAATTTAAATATGTTTTTCCAACGTTAAGAAAACTAGACCAACAGGTTTAACGTCACTGACATCACAATCAAACTGCGCAGAACTACTGCTTACTTTGATCTTGTTACCCGGCAATCGAGCGATATCGCAAACATCAATAGCCCCGTCTAAATCAACGAACCAGCGCCCGTTGCTGAGAGTTTTTGCGTCTCGATCGATTACCCAAGAATGTTTAGTGCCATCTACAAACGCAGGAGAGGACACAGAAGCAGGGATGAGGGCTTTGTCACACGCCCATGAACCAACGGATTTTAATTCGCCGGATAAGAGCTGGTATTTCGGGACATCCGTTACGTTCTCATTAGCGGGTAGAGAGAACGCCGCTTCACCTTTCATGTCCCCCTGCCCTGTTACCAGCCACCTGAGAGAAACCCCCGTTTCCAGAGCGCAGGCCACAACGATATCACCGGGGAAAAAATTACGACGAACCCATGAACTGATCGTGCCGGATGACAGGTTGAATCGGTCGCCTAGCTCCTTTTGCATTTCAAAGCCGTAGGCATCCAACATGCGGCGGAGAATCGGCTTACCCCCTGCCGAGAGCACCATGTCATAAAGGCTTTTTCCTACAACCCCATGTAATTTATTTGAGCCACCTTTTAAACTTGAATTTTCAAGCTCCCCAGTAGCCAGCCACTTTACGCTGATACCAGTATCGAGGGCGCATGTAACAATAGCATTACCGGGAATACTTCCTCTTTGCATCCAACCGCTTACATTGGATGCATTTATCCCCATAGCCTCCGCTAATGATTTCTGGCTATCAACATTGTAGGCGGTTAAAAACCGCTCATATATCGCATTAACATCGTTGCCTTCAAACCACATAGCAATCCAACCAGTAAAAATGTATTGATAAAAATACAATGCTGTTTTAGGATGCCCATCAGTAGGACAAAATGCACGCCAATGCACTAAAACAACAGCCAACTAGAGATATTGATTTATGACATCACAAATTGCAATCCCTTCCGGCAAGGACGTCATGACATATGACGAGTTTGCCGCCGCCTACGGGTACAGTCTGCGAACCGTTAAACAGATGGTTGCCGATGGCGATCTCCTTATTATGCCTCGTAAAAAAGAAGGAAGTGCCGCCCGTATTAACATGGTTGCTTTCCGTGCCCGGCTGCTACAGCAAGGTATCAATTGCCGTTACGTTGCTGCGTAAGTTCAACTTAATTATTTAAGTTAACAGGGATGATGACTATGTTTGATTACCAAATGGTTAAACAACCGCACTTCAACAACGCTTGCCGGGCATTTTCCAACAAGCAAAATCTGGCTGATGTGGCCGAGCGTATCGGCATGAATGCGCAAATGTTGCGTAACAAGCTGAACCCAGAGCAGCCGCACAGATTAACCTGTGATGACTTGCTGGCAATCACCGATGTAACCGAAGACGCCACGCTGATCGATGGGCTTTTGGCGCAGCTTAATTGCCTGCCAGCCGTGCCAGTGAACGAGGCAAAGGCGGAACGGCTAACCACGTATGTATTGCAGGCAACCGCCGCAGTGGGCGCGGTTGCTGCTGAAAGCGTATCGGATGAGCGTATGACGCCAGCTCGTCGCCATAACGTGATCGAGAGTATCAACGCGGGTGTGCGTTATTTGTCGCTGGTCGGCTTAACGTTGCAAGCGCGTATTCAGGCTAACCCCTCGTTAGCGTCAACAGTAGATGCACTAAGCGGTATTAGTGCGTCGTTGAATATTGGGTGAGGTTGATATGAAACAAAAAGGCGACACCTGCATAAATGGTTATCGCCATAGGTATTTTGAACACGGGGAGGTAGTCAGAGAGAATGCTTACACTCTTAAGACAACACCTTCTTTAATTCTTCACGTTCAATATACGTCTGTAAGAACGCAACAGTGTCCTTTGCCTGTTCCAGCGTTAAGCCAGTAAAGAGATCCCCTGCAATTGGTAGTTGTGCTGGTTGCTTTAAATGGTAGTGATATCGGAGGCAAGCCAAACCGTTATGTACCTGATATTCAAGTTCAGCAGGAATGATTACAGGGATTTCTTTAGTAGACATTAATAACTTCCTTATTTCTGGTTGTGTGGAAACACCAGAATACCATGCGCCGGGCATGGCTAAAACCCGGCATCTATTCGCAACCGTCTATCCGTGGGCGGTTACCAATAGGAAGGAGGAAACCATGCAAGCACCAATATCAATAGCGCCGTTCCTCTGGTGGCACCAGACGGAGACAAAACCCGATTCTACGATCACCAAAGGCAAAGGTCGTCAGGGGATCATCATCCGTACCCGCTCGGCAAATTATGCCCAGCGGGTTATCCGTTCTATCAAGTCAGGACTACGGGGGAAAGCATGACAGCCTTTACTGTCAGCAGTATGCAGAACTTACCCGCTGGGCTGCGCAACGTGATCGGCAAACACTTTGCCGATAGCCGCTGGCGTGAAACCTGCGCGTATTACAACAGCCTGCATGAGCGCGACCGTTTAACTATCTGCTTTCATGCGCAGATGAAAAAGAGCCAGACCGTTTACCGTCTGGAGGAAATGCCAACCGCAGAGCGTGAGCGGATTGTTTGCGCAATTGATGAGCTGCGCCGCATGTTCTCGCTGAGCCGCAAACGTCGTGAAAAAACCTCGACCTTTTTAAGTTGGTTAAGTGTCGGTGAAAGACGGACGTTATTTTTTCATGCGGGATTAAGTGAAAATGAATTTAATCAGCCTTACTGGCGGATTGATGATGTTTCATGTCCGTGGCGAAATAAAATATCACATGCCTTAAATGAGCTATTCAGCTTGTTTGAAGCCGCCCCCGATATCCTGACGGCAATTAAACCCGAAGAATATCTGAATTAAATAACCACCTGAAATTAATTAGGCGCTTAACCGCGTCGGGACTCTCTTTATCTGAGGATTATATGCACATGTATAAAACAGTCGGTCAGGCGATGCACCGCAAGGCTGAAAGTGAGGGCATTCAGTTAATGCTTTCTCAGGCACGCACCGAGGCGAAAGCCGATGCGCACACGTCTTTTTCTTCTCGTCTGGACAAACTGGCGACTCATGCCGCTATCAATGAATTAAGCAGCGTGGAAATTATCGAATTATTACGGCAGGAATCCGACGCCTTTAATAATTCCGGGTCAGATATCAAGGCGGTGATGTAATGGAAAACCCCGCTTATAACCGCGTCGATATCAACGGCAATTATGCAATAGCGAAAGTCGGCTATGACTTTGCGCTGGGCGAAATTAAATGCGGTAAAGAAGACGGTGACCAGCCTTATTTATCCACGCTGGCTGTTTATCAGAATCCTGTCAGCCTCATTAACGATTTTGTGCATCGTGCTATCGCCACCGAAATTTGGCGCGGGAACGTCACCGACGCAAAAAAATTGCTGGCCGAAAGCAAACGCTTTGCCGCGCTGTGCCAGTCAGCCTTTGACCAGCGCAACAATGATAAGGAGCAAGAATAATGCCGGATGCTATGGACATGGTGCAGCAGCGCCAACAGGAAATGTTAGACCACCAGATCGCCAGCGCCCGGAACGCCCAGCGCGGCGTTTCTGCGTTCGAGTGTGAAGACTGCGATCAACCGATACCCGAGGCGCGCCGCGCTGCAATCGACGGCGTGACCCGCTGCGCGACCTGTCAGGGCATTCACGAACTGAAAGGTAAGCATTATCGGGGTGGGCTGTGATTCATTTTCATGGGGGGACGATCACCCCTGATACATGTGCAATTAAGGCATGGCGTGCGCGCCATGCTTTTATTTCTTTTGCTAACCCAGCTCAAATAGGTCTAGCCAGTGAAATAACACAATCCTTTGCCATCGATAATGGTGCGTTTACATTTTGGAAGTCAGGACGCGAGATTGATTGGTCTGCATATTATGAATTTATTGATAAGTGGAAAAATCATCCCCGTTTCGCATTCGCCATTATCCCTGATGTTATTGGCGGTGGTGCCTGTGAAAATGATCGGCTAATTGAATCGTGGCCGCATGGTTCTATTGTCGGTGTCCCTGTCTGGCATATGAATGAAAGTGAGCAACGATTCATTGAATTATGTAAGTCATTCCCTCGCGTGGCTATCGGGTCATGTGGTGAATATGACGTGAGAAAACCCGCTAAGGCGTTGATGAAATTACGTGATGTCATTCGTCATGTTGTTGATGAGAACGGTTATCCAATATGTAAATTACATGGCCTGAGAATGCTAAATCGTGCGGTGTTTACACACATTCCGTTATCATCGGCAGACAGTACGAATATAGCGCGAAATATTGGCATCGATAAAAACTGGAAGGGTTCATATTCTCCAGCCAGTAAAGAAACTCGTGCTCATGTTTTGGCTGAACGTATTGAGTCACATAACAGCGCGTCCTCCCTCAACTACTGCGAAGAAAAAGACCGCTTTCAACCGCAACTGGCTTTTGAACTATGAGCCCGGAGATTCAAAAGCCAGCCCAATGGGCGCATCCGTGGAACGCCCCCCGCCCGGCCATCGTACCAGAGGAGAGGCAGCTTACCCGTGAGGAATGGACTCAGGGGCAAGCCGTTTTAACCAAAATTAACCAGCAACCGCACTTCCTGCGGGAAATCTGCCTGAAACGTTACGCGTACCTGAAAAAAAATAAAGGGATGCTCACCGCTAATCGTTTTCTGACTAACAGCTTTATGCAGCGCATGTGGCCGCGTATCGATGCAATCAATACCCGCCATGCCATGAATCGCAATGCTTCCGAGCGTTTCCTGTCTGAATCTGACGCCTATCAAACGTTGCCCGGCATGAATGACAAGGCGCTGGGGCGTCTGGCTGCGCGCATTTCCGGCCAGATATTTTCGGCGTATGAAGAATTGAGCGATGCAATGAAAGCGCAACACGGCGGCCAGCCTGATGCGCTCTTTACCGATGCAGCACAGGCCGAGCTTTTCGGACATGTCGCCAGAATGGCTCGTGCCTTCAATATCACCCCGCTTTTCTGGAAGAAATACCTCAAAGGTAAGCTGAATATACGCAAGGCAATAGCCAGCCTACGCCGACTGTTTAATGAAGAATGGTGGGTTCGCCAGCTTAAAGCCCAGCGCACACGCTGGCGTGAGGCACTGATGATTGCCGTCGGGCAGGTCAGTAAAAAGGCGTCACCGTATGCCAGCAAGATGGCGATCCGCGATGTACAGGCGCGTCGCCTTGCCAACATGGATTACCTGAAAAGTTGTGAGCTGGAGAACGTCGCAACCGGTGAACGCATCGACCTGATCGACAAAGTGATGGCAAGTATTTCTAACCCGGAAATCCGCCGTATGGAGCTGATGAGCACCATCGCCGGAGTGGAGCGTTACGCCAGCGAACAGCGAGACGTCGGGATGTTTATCACCATCACCACCCCATCTAAATATCACCCGACCCGCGTGATCGGAAAAGGCGAAAAAGAGACAGTTCAGTTCAATCGGAGTTGGGACGGTGAAGCGTTTACGCCAAAAGACGGCCAGCGCTATCTGGTCAAAATTTGGAGCAAGATGCGCACGGCATTTAAAGATGCAGACCTGAAAGTTTACGGGATGCGCGTTGTCGAACCTCATCACGACGGGACACCACACTGGCACATGATGCTGTTTTGCAAGCGCGCACATCGCCAGTCAGTCATCGATATTATGCGCCGCTACGCCCTGAAAGAAGACGGCGACGAACGCGGCGCGGCTAAGTACCGCTTTGAATGTAAGCACCTCAACAAGGGCGGTGCGGCTGGCTATATCGCTAAGTACATCGCCAAGAATATCGATGGGTACGCGCTCGACGGTCAACTGGACGACGAAACAGGAAAGCCACTGCGTGATGTGGCCGCCGCCGTCACCGCGTGGGCGTCAACGTGGCGTATCCCCCAATTTAAAACTATCGGTGTTCCCACGATGGGCGCTTACCGTGAATGCCGCAGTAGCCCATTGCGTACCGTCAATCTCACTGACCAGTTCGATGAGCAAGTCGAAGCCGTTCGTTGTGCTGCCGACGCTGGCGACTTTGCCGCATACATGGCCGCACAAGGCGGCGCGAATGTTTCCCGCGAACTGCAAACGGTGCGTGTTGCGCGCCGGATATCTGATCAGCTCAACGAGTATGACGAAGAGGTGCAAAAGGTGGTCGGGATTTTCGCCCCGCATTTGGGCGCGGGTCATGTTTTTGAAACCCGGACAACCGAGTGGCGCATTGTTTCTAAAGCCGTTGAAGTTCAGCCTTTGACTTTAAAAAGCGCCCCCGGCGCGCCTCGGAGTCCTGTCAATAACTGTGGGTTGGGTTCTCAACGGTCGGGCGCAAATGTCAAAACGCAGGACGAAAACAGCGGCATAGCGACGACATCAGAAACCGATAACCCACCGATTGACTGGAATGACGACGCGGCTGTGAGGGCGCTAGGAATGCGTCTGCGTGAGCAATCAGTCAGGAAGAATCATAAACAGCGCGACTTTAACCCCAATACCCTCCGCGATCCGTCACCGTCAGCCAGATTAACGGGCGAAGAACGGGACCGGATACCCCGTATCCAGCGTGATTTGATGCAGCGCGGTATCAGTGTTCAACGCTGGGAGCTGGAAGCGCTGGCGCGTGGGGCAAAGATGAAGGTTGACGGCGAACTTATTTCATACCCGGCAGCTGATGAGTGGCCGGGGTTTAGTAATCAGATGGAATAAAATGCCTAAATCCCCCATCGAACGTAAAGCCGCCCAGCGCGCACGCCTGCGTGATGCTGATCTACAGCAAAAAATAGCGATACTAAATCAGCGTAAATACCAGAAATGCTGGGAGAAATTCCCTGTTGCTGAGAGCTGCCTGTCCGGTACATCTGAGTTTCGGAATACACAAGGGTGGCATTCTTTAAAGAAGATTCTAAGACATGCCACTACGTGAAATGTTTTACTGAACGTGTCACTCAGCTTTAGTCTCATCTGAAACATAACTAGTCAGTCAAAAGTAGCACACTGAGTGACTGACGAAAATTTTAACCTATAAAGCACTATGTATAAAAACAGTAGAATAAGGAAGTGGTACCACGTGGAAGATACAGAGCACATACAAGTCGTGTTGTCGCGGGTTCAGTTAATCGCTGACATATCATTAGTGGCTCAGTGCGATGTTGACGAATTAAAAACCGCGATGTCAATCATTGCGGATTTGGCGAACGGCACGATAGAAACCAGAGAGTATCGAGAGATTAGTGACAAGTCGGAACTGGTCGAATACCTGAAAAAACGATTAGAGGATGCCGTCTTCTAGACATGCATGCATAACCCGCATGATTTTGCATGATGATCTACTGCCTATTTATCCCTGTTAACGCCATAGCTGGCGCGGATCGCGCTGGATCGTGCGAGTGCATGAAAAGCGACACACAAAGCGGGCAGGCGTGGCGGGGATAGCATTGCGCGCGAGGGGAGCATAGTGTGTGTCAGTGTCAAGTGGGAATACACATGAGAACAGAACAATGAAACGGTGAAAATCCATTAGAAAACATCTGAGTGCATTTGGTTGCCACACAAAAAACTGTATATAACAACAGTACTGTGCTATATTTAATAGCAGTTGGGAATTACCCTACTTGCCTGTAGAATATCGGCCCTCGACTTCAGGTGAAGAATGTAGGGATGCGTAATGTCATATGATTTCATACAGTTCATCACGCCGGTAGCTAGCGACATTGAGCAGTTAGGAACTAAAGAGAAATTTTGGTTCCACTATGTTAATAAAGAGACCAACCCATGGTTGTTTAAGTATTCAAGGGCTGATACTGGTGAACATTGGTCTGAAAAATGTGCTGCTGAATTGTGTCATTTATTGGGTATCCCGCATGCTGACTATGAGTTAGCACAAGCACATGGTCGGTTAGGGATCATCTCGCCCAATATGATTCCAGACCAGTTTCGCATGGTAATGGGGAATGAAGTCCTGCATAGTACTTCAACTGATTACCCTGAACCAATCCAACCTGGCGAAAAACCTGTTCGGGTCAGAGAGCATACAGTTAGCAGAGTACTAGCCTGTTTAGACAGGCAAGCAATACAGTCACCACTTTGTTCGTATGATCTTACTGGGCTTAATGCTGCTGATGTTTTTTGTGGCTACCTCATGCTCGATGCACTAATAGGCAATCAAGACAGGCACCATGAAAATTGGGCAATTATGCTCAATAATGAAACAGGAGAACAATTTTTATGTCCTACATACGATCATGCAGCAAGTTTAGGTAGAGAACTGGTCGATACCGAGCGTCAAGAACGATTTAGCTCTCGTGATAGAAACCGCCAGATACCATATTTCGTTAGAAGAGCAAGGTCAGAGCTTTTCAAAACAAAAACAGACAAACGACCATTGCTTACAGTAGATGCATATAGGCAATCTGTTATCGGCAGAGATGTGGCCAACCAACATTGGCTTTCTCAGTTGCACAGCTTGTCAGAAGAATCTATAGCCAAGGTTTTCAATGATGTGCCAGCAGAATGCATTTCTGAGAGCGCACGAAGATTCGCAACCTTGATGGTTATAGAAAACAGAAGAAGGCTTTTAGAAGATGAATAACTTTAACTCAGTTTATGTTGCATGGCAGGCGCCAGATACTCGCGACTGGCATGTCGTTGGTAACTTGCAGGAGCGTAAATCGGGTTATGTCTTCAAGTACACCAAAGGGGCACTCTCGTCAACCAAGTTCACTAAGTTCAGTGGAATGAATGACGTTAGCGAAACTTACGTGTCGGAAGAATTATTCCCGTTATTCAAAAATCGACTGCTTTCCCCAAAGCGTCCAGAATATCCTCGCTTTATGTCTTGGCTAGGTCTTGATGATGAAGACGCTAAGCCTATTGAGATTCTGGCACGTACTGGCGGTATGCGAAGTACAGATAATTTGCAGATTTTCAAGAAAATCGAACTTGAAGAAGATGGCAGCTTTGAACATTATTTCTTCCTTCATGGGCTCGGTTATCTTGATGAAAGGGCAAACCAACGAGTTTCCGAATTGAAGCCGGGCGAAGTGCTTAGGTTATGCTTGGATTTGCAAAATGCTTATGATTCGGAGGCTGTTGTAGTTCGCGCTGACAAACCAGCCGAGATTGTAGGGTATTGCCCTCGGTACTTTGCAACAGTAATCAAGAGCCTGCTGATTATCAATCCTAAAGCAGTTTCTTTAATGGTGGAGAAGATCAGTAATGACGCGCCGCATAACTACCGTTTGTTATGCAAAATCAAAGGACACGTGTCTCACTCTCATCGAGAAATGTTCAACTTACACAATGAATTCGAGTTGATTGATTAATAAAAAGGGTTCACCACACGGTGAACCCTTTTTTTATTCTTCGGTAAGTTTATAGCTTCGGAAAGCAATTATTTCCTACCCAATAAGGTTGTTAATCTCCTTCATCCGTTCCTGTAGCGGCGTCAGCTCGTTCCTGACAAATACCTGACTCGCCTTTTCCACATCCCCAAACCCGCCCGTATTATTCGGGATAATCCCCATCATCTGCGGCGGCACGCGGTGGGCGCTGAGCAGGTCATCACGGCTGGCATTCTTGATGTTAAAGAAGTCGTCTTTGGTTGCCACCTCGCTTAACGGCACAATCTTGATGCCGTCCGGCTTGCCATTGGGGGCGTAGAAAAACAGGTTCTTAAAATTCCCCAGCCCCTTTGTATTACTCATTGCGGCGCGTAACTTGTCTACGTCGGTGCCGCTTTGTGCCGCATCGGTCACATACATGATGTAACCCGCATGTGCGCCGTTCTGGTAATACTTGCGCCGGAACAGCGTCGCCGATTCGTTCAGCCATGCCGAGTTCAACGAGCTGATATATTCCGGCAGGCCGTACATTTCCTGATTGATATCCGGCTCCAGCAGATGGAACACGCTACCCGGTTCAAAGCGATGCGGCTCTTTGAATGACTGTACGAACCAGTAAACATCATCCTCTACCCCGCGCCGCGTGTATTTGGCCGGGCTAGACTCCAGCCGTAATAAGCCCCCTACCCGGTTCAGCCGCTTTTCCAGAAACGCATTACCAAACACCAGATAGTCGAGCGCAAAGCGGCTAAAATCCTGCTGACTCAATAGCGGGTGAGGAATAAACGTGCTCGCCAGAATGTTACGCTTCACGTAAATCGGTGAGCTGTGGTGTACCGCCGCACGCAGGCTTTTAGCCAGACCGCTAAAGCTGATCGGCGGCTCAATCCATCGGCCATTATGGATGCATTCGGCATAGTCCAGAATGTCACGGCGATCCAGAACGGCGGACGGTTCACCGAAAGTGAATGCCTCTATCGGCTGTGCCTGGCTGACGGGTGCTGATGTTGGCTGGCGATATTTACGCTTTTTCATTCGTTAAAATCCAAAATGCTGACAGGGACATGACCGTTAATCGCGGTCAGGGGTTCGTTTAACAGCGCGTGCATGGTTGCCCATGCCACATCGGCGTGGCTGATTTCTTCGCTACGGCTGGCTTCATAGGTGGTGCGGTTACCGCTGGCCGTCATGGTTTTGCGTATGGCCATAAACGATTGAGTGATGTCGGTGTGGCTGGTGTCGTACTCCAGCCGCCCGCTGGTGATGGTGTCTTTGGCTTTCAGCACCATCGCGGTTTTGATTTCTGGTGAGTATTTGATTTCGCGTGCTGCGGGGAAGAAGCCGCGCACAAGCTGGTAAACGCCCTGACCGATGCCGGTTGCATCGATGCCGATGTATTCAACGATGTATTTTTCCGTCAGCAGCTTGATAGCCTCGGCCTGTGCGGCAAAATCCATGCCTTTCCACTGGAAGCGCTCCAGAATGCGGAATTTACCGCCCGGTGCCTGCGGCGGTGCCAGCACCACACAGCCCGCGCTGTCGCCTGTGTGTGACGGGTCGTAACCAATCCAGACAGGTTTATAGGCAAACGGGCGCAGCGCGTAGGGGTTGAAGTCCTCCCACTCTTCCAGCGCATCGACCATACAGCGCTGTAATTCCTCAAACGGGAATACAGACGCCTTATCATCAACAAACTCGCACATCAGCAGGTTTTGATATTCTGCCGGGCTGTATTCCAGCGTGAGTTGGTCAAGGTCGAACAGGTTACAGCCCCCTGCCAGCGCATCTTCTACCGTCACAATCTGCCGCCACTGGCCGTCACCGCACAGCACGCCGCCAGAAAGGTTGGCATGGCTTAAATCCAGATGGAGGTGATCAGCCTTGTTACTGCGCCCCTTGTTGAATAGCTCACCCGACCAGAACGGATAGGCGCTGTGTGCAAGACTCGACGGCGTGGAAAAATAGGTTGAACGCCATTTCTTGTGCAACGACATGCCGCTGGCGACCTTGCGCAGCTCCTGAAACTTGGGGATCCAGAAATATTCATCCAGATACAGGTTTCCGGTGTAGCTCTGCGCGGTGCGAATGTTTGTGCCGAGGAAGAACAGGCGCGCCCCGTTGGGCAGCACCATCGGATCGCCTTTCAGGTCAACATCGACCAGCCGGGCAAAGTCGATGATGTAGTTTTTAAAGACGTGCGCCTGTGCCTTACTAGCGCTGAGGAAGATCTGATTGCGCCCGGTGGTGAGCGCATCGATAAGAGCTTCACGCGCAAAATAGAACGTCGCCCCAATCTGGCGCGATTTCAGGATATTGCGGATACGGTGCTGTAGCCCGGCCTGATGCCAGCCGCGCTGGTACTCGAAAATCTCACTCAGGAAAATGTCGTTCAGCTTCTCGATAGCCGACTCGCTGAACAGGTTCTTTTCTGGTGCCTTACGTTCACCCTTGTTGCGGTTGCGAACGTTGGGATTGAGATCGGCCTCGTTACCCGTCTGGCTGTAGCGGTTCACCCGCGCCAGCCGCTCAATCTGACGGCCTAACAGGTCAATCTCTTTATAGTCATGCCCCTCCTTTTTCGTCTTCATGATGAGCTGGATCAACCGCGCTTCCAGACTGGCTTCAACACGCGATACCGGGGCGATAGCGTCCCAGCCGTCGCGCTGCTTCCAGCTCTGAACGGTCGGCGTTTTCTGGTTCAGCATTTCTCCAATCTGACGCACCGAAAAGCCCTGCCAGTAGAGCAAAGCCGCCTGTCGCCGTGGGTCGCTGATGATGGTGGTATCGATGGCTGTATTCATGACGGCAAGGCTACGTCAGCGCCGCCCCTCCCCGCCTTAAGTGCCTGTTGTGCCAGCGGTTAGCAAACCGTGATTGATGGCGCGCCATAGTGTCACGCCGGATACTCGCCCCGACTTCCCGCAAACAACGGATGAGAAAATGGCAAAGAAAGTTTCTAAGTGGTTCCGCGTTGGTGTCGAGGGTGACACCTGCGACGGTCGCGTGATTGACGCGAACGATATTCAAAACATGGCGGAGACGTTCGATCCGCGCGTCTATGGTTGCCGCATCAACCTTGAACATCTGAAAGGCTTACTGCCTGACAGCCCGTTTCGTCGTTATGGCGATGTGGTCGAGCTAAAAGCCGAGACGATTGATGATGATTCAGCCCTAAAGGGCAAGCTGGCGCTGTTTGCCAAAATCACCCCGACCGACGAGCTGGTCACCCTGAATAAGGCCTCGCAAAAGGTCTATACCTCCATGGAGATCCAGCCCAATTTTGCCAACACAGGCAAAGCCTATCTGGTCGGTTTGGCGGTTACTGACGATCCAGCCAGCCTCGGTACGGAAATGCTGGAGTTCAGCGCCAAAGCTAAACACAACCCACTGGCAACCCGTAAATTTTCCCCGGAAAATCTTTTTTCTGTCGCCACCGAAGTGACGCTGGAGTTTGAAGATCTGCCGGACGTAGAGCCGACGCTGTTAACCCGCGTGAAAGCCTTGTTTGGCCGTAAACAATCCAGCGACGACGCCCGTTTTAATGATGTGCATGAAGCCGTGGCCGAGGTCGCCGGACAGGTGCAGACCAATGCCGACAGCGTGGAGCAGCGCTTTACCCAGCTTGAGCAGCGCCAGCAGCAGGACGTTGCCACCCTGACACAGAAGCTGAGCGCCAGTGAGCAGCAGTTAAGCGACCTCAAAGCCACGCTGGACGGCACAGAGAGCTTGTCGCAAAAACGCCGCCCCTCGGCAACAGGTGGTGACGGCGAAGCCTCGTTGCTGACCAACTGCTAACCGGGGCGCTGACCCTCGATACCCTTTTTCGGAAAGAACAGGAAAAACAATGCGTAAAGAAACCCGTTTTAAATTTAATGCCTACATGACCCAGCTTGCCGCACTGAATGGCGTTGAGGTGGAAACGCTGAGCAAGAAATTCAGCGTTGAGCCGTCCGTCACGCAGTCGCTGATGGAGGTGGTGCAAGAGTCCTCTGACTTCCTGACCCGCATCAACATCGTGCCGGTTGCCGAGCTGACCGGGGAAAAGATCGGCCTCGGCGTGTCCGGGTCAGTTGCCAGCACCACGGATACATCAAACGGTGACGAGCGTGAAACCGCCGATTTAATGAGTCTGGAAGCACGCCAGTACAAGTGCGAACAGATGAACTTTGATTTCCATATCCGTTACAACACCCTTGACCTGTGGGCGCGTTTTCAGGATTTCCAGTTGCGTTTACGCAATGCCATCGCCAAACGTCAATCGCTGGATTACATCATGGCCGGATGGCACGGCGTGAAGCGTGCGGCGACCTCTGACCGTGCTAAAAATCCGCTCTTGCAGGATGTGGCGGTGGGCTGGCTGCAAAAATACCGCAATGAATCTGCCAAACGTGTGATGAGTAAAGTCGTGGGCGAAGACGGCGCCGTGATTTCCAAGCAAATCCGCGTCGGTGAGAACGGCGATTATGCCAGCCTCGACGCCCTCGTGATGGATGCGACCAACACCATGATCGACGAATGGCATCAGGAAGACCCGGACTTGGTGGTGATTTGTGGCCGTCAGTTGCTTTCAGACAAATATTTCCCACTGGTCAACAAGCAGCAGGAAAACAGCGAAATACTGGCCGCTGATGTGATTATCAGCCAGAAGCGTATCGGCAATCTGCCTGCCGTACGCGTGCCGTACTTTCCGGCCAATGCCCTGATGATCACCCGTCTGGATAACCTGTCTATCTACTACATGGACGACAGCCACCGCCGCCACATTGAAGAGGTTGCCAAGCGTGACCGTATCGAAAACTACGAATCCATTAAACAGGATTATGTCGTGGAAGATTACGGCTGTGGCTGCGTGATCGAAAACATCCAGCTCGGTAAGTTCCCGAAACCGCCGGAAGCAGAAAAGGCCGCTGAGCCTGCCGCGCCTGGTACTGAAAACCAAACCGATAACACCGGAGCCTAAGCATGTTAAGCCCCGCCCAGCGTCACATGATGCGAGTGTCGGCTGCCGAGGCGTCGCAGCGGGAGAATGATCCGCTGCGACAGGCCAACGGGTACGAGCAAATGCTGTTCCGGCTTGCGGCTGACAAACGCACGTTAAAACAGGTGCGCTCGATGGAGCGTAAAGCCGAAATGAAAAGCGGTCTGTTGCCCAGCTATGCGCCGTGGGTGGCGGGTGTGCTGGCAAACGGTCGCGGCGCACAGGATGCGGTATTGATGACGGTCATGGTGTGGAAGCTTGATGCCGGGGATGTTCCCGGCGCGCTGGAGATTGCTCGTTATGCGCTCCAACACAAGCTGGTGATGCCAGAGGGCTATACCCGTCCGACGCCGTACCTGTTAGCTGAGGAAGTCGCCGACGCCGCGACCCGCGCCCATACCGCCGGGCAGGTGGTCAACATTGACCTGTTGATTGACACGCTGACGCTCACCGATGCCGAAGACATGCCCGACCAAGTGCGCGCCAAGCTGCACAAAATCATCGGTCTGATCTTGCGCAGCGGCAAGCCTGATCACGCCCTGTTTCACCTGAAACGTGCCTTTCAGCTTGATAGCCGAAGCGGTGTGAAAAAAGACATAGAGCGGCTGGAAACAGCGCTGCGTAAAGCAGCGACCAACCGTTAACCCAACGCGCCCCGCGCCGGGCGGCACACAGGCCGGAACAGTTCACTGTTTTCTGTGCCTGTGTCCACCGCCCACCTATTCAGAGGTTGTCATGACGACAATGATTTTCCCCGCGAAAGCGGAGCCACGCCCGGATGCGGTGGTTATTCCTGTGCCTGCGCAACAGGATGCGGTAATCAAAAACACGTTCTTCTGGCCGGATGTAGAGCCGGGAACCCTGCGTGTACTGATGCGCCTTGAGAACACCGTCACGCCGGAGCGCCTGCGCCATGCGGCGTTAACCGCGATTGCCGAGGTCAACGCCGAGCTGTTCGAGTACCGAAAAACGCAATGGGCGGCAGGGTTTACCACGCTGGACGCCGTTCCCGCCGAGCAGCTCGACGGCCAGAGCGAAAAGCATCATCACTATCTGCGTGCGGTCAGCTCGATTACCACGGCGACGCTGTACGAGCGTTACCGGGGCTATGACGCCAGCGCCAAAGGTGACCGCAAGGCCGACGCACTCGACGGCACGATTGATGAGCTGTGGCGCGATGCGTGCTGGGCAATCAGTCAGTTGCAGGATGCGCCCCGCTGCATCATCGGGCATATCTGATGAACGTGATCGCACAGCAGGGCGACACGCTGGACGCCCTCTGTTATCGCCATTACGGGCGCACGCAGGGCGCGGTTGAGGCGGTGTTAGCCGCTAATCCGGGATTAGCTGAATTCGGGGCAATCCTGCCCCACGGCACGGCGATCTCGCTGCCGGATATTTCGGCCGCACCCGTGCGTCAATCTGTTCAGTTATGGGAGTGAACATGAACGAACCCGATAAAAGTATTTTGTCCTTATTCCTGATCGGCGCGCTGATTGTTGTCGGCAAAGTGCTGGCAGGCGGTGAGCCTGTCACGCTGCGCCTGTTTGTTGGCCGTATTCTGCTGGGTGGTTTTGTCTCGATGGTCGCGGGTGTGGCACTGGTGCAATTTCCCGATCTGCCCCCTGTTGCCGTCAATGGCATCAGTGCTGCATTGGGGATCGCAGGCTATCAGGCAATTGAGCTGCTGATTAAAAACCAACTGGATAAAAGGAAAAAAGACCATGGCGACCAGTAAAAACCTGACGGCCTTTCTGGATATGCTGGCATTTTCCGAGGGAACGGCCACGCACCCGTTAACGCGCAATCACGGCTATGACGTCATCGTCACCGGGATGGATGGCAAGCCGGAGGTGTTCACCGACTACCGCGATCCCCCCTTTGCGGCGGGTCGTCCGGCGAAAGTGTTTAACCGCCGGGGTGAGAAGTCCACGGCATCCGGGCGCTATCAACAGCTTTATCTGTTCTGGCCGCATTATCAGCAACGCCTGAAGCTGCCGGACTTTAGCCCGGCATCACAGGACGCTCTGGCCGTGCAGTTAATCAACGAGCGCCGGGCGTTAGCGGATATCGAACGCGGCGACATTGAACGGGCGATTTCCAAGTGCCGGAATATCTGGGCATCACTGCCGGGTGCAGGTTACGGCCAGCGTGAACACAGCCTTGATAAGCTGCTTCAGGTGTACCAGCAGGCCGGAGGTGCGCTGGCATGATGAACCCGTGGGTGAAATTTATGGGGCTGGTCATCGTCTGCTTGCTCGGCCTGATGGCCGTCAATAAATGGCAACTGTTCCGCGCTGAGCGTTCATTACGCCAGCAGAGCATCACCCTAACCCAACAAAAAGACGCGCTGCTGGCGCAGTCTGCCGCCATCGGGACGTTACAGGACAACGCTCGGCGCAACGAACAGGCACAGGCGGAACTCCGCACGAAACTGTCACAGGCCGGGCAACTGGCCGCTGGGCGCGAACGTACACTAACGAGGTTGCTTAATGAAAACGCCGATTTACGCCGCTGGTACAGCGCTAATTTGCCTGACGATGTTAAGCGGTTGCACCGTCGCCCCGCCTTTGACAACCCCGACGCTTATTTACGTTGGCTGTCCGAAAGTAACGAGCTGCCCGATACCGGGCAACACCCCGGAAACGAACGGTGACTTAAGCGCCGATAACCGCCAGTTAGAAGGCGCGCTGGTGAGCTGTGCGCTACAGGTCGAAACCATCAAACACTGTCAGGAGCAACACGATGCTGAAACCCAACAGCTTGCGCAGCGCCTTAAGTGACGCGGTGCCGGTACTGAAAAACAACCCGGACATGCTGCATGTCTTTATCGACAGTGGCGCGGTGGTGTCCACGCTGGCCGCGTCGCTGTCGTTTGAGAATCAGTACACGCTGAATCTGGTTATCACGGATTTTACTGACGATATCGACTGGTTATTAGTGCCGATTCAGGCGTGGGTACGTGAAAATCAGCCGGATATCGGCCATGACCGTAAGGGCTTTACCTATCTGGCTGACATTAATGATAACGGTAGCTGTGATATCAGTATCAGCCTGAAACTCACTGAGCGTGTGATCGTCAAAGAGGTAGACAAGGCATTGCATGTGACCCACGCGCCAGAGCCGCCGTTACCTGTTCCCGTAGCGCGCCCGGATTCCATGTATATCAACGGTGAATTAGTGAGTCAGTGGCATGAATGAGCTGAAACCGTTTGACGACAAGCTCGCCGGGCTGCTTGCCAGCCTGTCGGCGTCAGGCCGTCGAAAACTGGCCGGAACGGTGGCAAAAGCCCTGCGCGGTAGCCAACAACAGCACATCAAAGCGCAGACAGCCCCAGACGGCACAGCCTATGCCCCGCGCAAAGCCCAGCCAATCAAGGGCAAGAAAGGCCGGGTTAAGCACCAGATGTTCCAGAAACTGCGTACCGCTAAATATCTGAAGGCCAAAGGCACCGCCGATGCGGCCAGCGTAGAATTTATCGGACGGGTGCAGCGTATGGCGCGAGTGCATCACTACGGTTTACGTGATCGACCTAGCCGTAACGGTGGCGACGTGCAGTATGAGGCAAGGCCGCTGCTGGGGTTCAGCGATCGGGAGATAAAAGAGGTTGAAGGATTGGTGATGGAGCATTTAAGTAGATAAAACGGTTGATTTTACCTGACAGTTTCCGCTATGGTTCGCTCCACGAGGCGTCGAAACCTCTCCATTAGCGGTCAGAACCAACCCCGAAAGTGTTGGCTTTTTTATGCCTGTCATTCAGTGAACGCATTGCGCGGTCACACCCCGATCAATGTCGGGAGGGCGACGAATACAACACCCGCAAGGGGAATTAGTCCGCGGTATCTTTTGGGCCGTTTCGAACCTCCCGGCACCACTCCGTTAGTGGTACTTCGAAAAAATCCAAAAGAGGTCAGCCATGACTAACCAACTATCTGTAGAAAGCCTTTCTGTTGTCACTCACAACAATATTCCCGTCGTTACTACTGAACTCTTAGCCCAGCTTTACGGTTCAAAACCTAAAAACATTTCTGACAACTACCTCAACAATGCACAGCGCTTTGTTTGTGGTAAGCATTATTTCAAGATAACCAATTCAGAATTAAAAGAATTTAAGAACAGACCCGATTTAAACGGGTTAGTCGGTAAACGTGCCCGCAGCCTCATCCTCTGGACGGAACGCGGCGCAGCCCGTCACGCCAAGATGCTGGAAACAGATCAGGCGTGGGATGTGTTCGAGAAGCTGGAAGAATGCTACTTCAACCCGCAGGCAAAAGCCGTTCAGCCACTACCGCAAAAGCCCGTTCACCCTTGCGAACTGGAATTTTATATTCCTGAGACGCCGCTTATCTTCAACCATATCCAAACTTCGCAACTGAATGCGTTATTCAAATCGGTGGAATATCTGACCATGGATTTTTGGCCGCATATGCAAGCACTATTCCCGACACTGGATTGCAAACACGGTTCAGCGGTTAATACTGTGAATTTGTTGATGCGATTGTTGAAGGATAAGCGCGCAGAGTGTGATGAACTGAGTAAGCAGAACTGATTTACAGATAACCCGCCCCGCTTTGTAGCGGGGCTACGCATTTATTTTCTTTTCACAACTTCAATCAATTTCGCTATTTGCTCAATCCCGTCAAATGTTGAAGGGATTTTATCTTCTGATGGCATGATGTTTGAAAAAATTATTGTTTCAAATTTCTCTAGTGAAGATCCATCATTAGCCTTCATTTCCTTTGCATACTCAGAGTATTTTTGAATGAATGTACACAAAGCCTTTCTTAGTTCTATCTGAACAACTTGTGATTTAATGGATTGGTAATTTGACAATGAAATTCGAAAGTAATAAACAAAAATAAACGTCAATGCGAAAGTGGGGATTAATGCGACACTGAAAGCATCAAACCAAGTGCTATTACTGTTCTCCATTAGCACAATGACTTCAAACATTAAAGGGAGTACTGTTAAAAGGCCAAATAGCCTAGTGTTGAATAAAGCGGCTTTAGCCTCTACACGTTTAGCCCGCGACAGATTATGAAAACCTTTATGTAAACCAACAAAGTTATAAGCCGTTTCTTGTTCATCAAGCTTTGTTTGTAATGCTTCAACTTTTCCTATTTGTGTTCCTAGTTTTCCATCCCATTTCTCGATACGCTCTTTAATTAGTCGTTCAGATTCAGCGGCTTTTTTGAAGCATTGAATATCTTCCCCATGATATTCATTACGGAGTAATTCAAAAAGCATGATGTTAAGAGAGTAGTTAATTACATCTCTAGATGAGTAAGTAAAGCGTTCTAAATTTTTAACAACAAACAATTTAACATCAGTAAGGTGATTAAAACTACTAGCTTGCTTGAAAAGCCTTTCCATCAAGAAGCAAAAAGCAACAGAAAAAAAATAATTTAAATCATCATCGTTTCTTGGTTTTTCTTTTAGCAAATTAAATAATGAATCCGACCGAATTTTTAAATTATAAGATGCGTATTCATCCCATGCAGTTGGGTTATTCATCATGTCATTTAACAGAGTTTTTAAGTGTTCATACCTTAGCTTTTCAAAATCTGAACTAATGCCACTATTTTTTTCTTTTAAATAAGCAAGGGTGCTATTAATTTCATTTTTCACATTATTTGAAGCAAAGAACTCTGCCATATTAAATATATCCGTCGAGTAAATCAGTATTGTTGTTCCAATCATGGAACAACGCTAAAGGTTTGTGTGAATCGTTCGAAGTATCCACCATGAAGCGATGAAAACACAAGCCACCCTTACCGAACTCCAGCGCTTACTGCGCAATATGATCCGTGTCGGCGTCGTGACCCACGTCAACACAGCGGACGTCCTGTGCCGGGTACAAACCGGAGAAATGACCACAGGCTGGCTGAACTGGTTAACCCGCCGTGCCGGACGTTCCCGCGACTGGTGGGCACCGTCCATCGGTGAGCAGGTGTTGATCCTGTCCATCGGCGGCGAACTGGACACCGCCTTTGTGCTGCCCGGCATCTATTCCGATGACAACCCCGCGCCGTCGGCGTCTGCCGATGCGTATCACGTCAGCTTTCCCGATGGTGCGATTATCGAGTACGAACCCGCCACCGGGGCGCTGACCGTCAGCGGGATTAAAACCGCCGATATCACCGCGTCTGAATCCATTACTGCCACGGTGCCGCTGGTCACTGTGAGGGCGTCAACACGTATCACGCTGGACACGCCCGAAGTGGTCTGCACCAACAAGCTGATCACCGGAACGCTGGAGGTGAAACAAGGCGGCACGATGAGCGGCAACATAGAGCATTCCGGCGGGTCGCTGTCGTCCAATGGCAAAGTGTTGCACACCCATAAACACCCCGGCGACAGCGGCGGCATAACGGGTGCGCCACTATGACCGCGCGTTACCTCGGTATGAGCCGTGACAGCGGTCAGCCCCTCGGTGATATCGAACACATTCGCCAGAGCGTGCGCGATATTCTCATCACGCCCGTCGGGTCGCGGGTGATGCGCCGGGATTATGGTTCACTGCTGTCAGCGCTGATCGACCAGCCACAAAACTCCGCCGTGAAATTGCAGGTCATGGCGGCGTGTTACATGGCGCTGCTGCGCTGGGAACCACGCATCACGCTGACGGCCATCAACCTGACCAGCACATTCGACGGCAAGCTGGCCGTTGATATTACGGGCGCGCTGGCTGACAGCAACGCCTTTTTCCTTTCCGTTCCTGTGAGCTGACACGATGGCGATGATTGATTTAAGCCAGCTTCCCGCGCCTGCCGTGGTGGAAGAACTGGACTACGAGGCGATTTACACCGAGCGCAAAGCCATGCTGTTGTCGCTCTACCCGGAAGACCAACGCGCCGCCGTTGCCCGCACGCTGATGCTGGAATCCGATCCGCTCGTCAAGCTGTTACAGGAAAACGCCTACCGTGAATTGCTGTGGCGCCAGCGCGTCAATGAAGCGGCACGCGCCGTGATGGTGGCGTTTGCGCAGGGTGATGACCTCGACCAGCTCGGCGCGAATTTCAGCGTGTCCCGTCTGGTTATCACCCCGGCGGACGATTCGACGCTACCGCCCACGCCTGCCCTGATGGAATCCGACAGCGATTTACGTCTACGCACTCAGCAGTCTTTCGAGGGCTTAAGCGTTGCCGGGTCGGTCGGTGCCTATCAGTACCACGGACGCAGCGCCGACGGGCGTGTGGCGGATGTGTCGGTTATCAGCCCCAGCCCGGCCAGCGTTACGGTGTCGGTACTGTCTCGCGAGGGCGACGGCAGCGCCAGCCCGGAGCTGGTCGCCATCGTGGCCGCCGCGCTGAACGGCGAAGACGTGCGCCCGGTAGCTGACCGGGTCACGGTACAGTCTGCCGCCATTGTGCCGTATGAGATTGACGCCACGCTGTACCTGTATCCGGGACCGGAAAAAGAGCCTGTTCGCGCTGCGGCCGAGCAGAAGCTGAAAGCCTACATCAGTGCGCAGCACCGATTAGGGCGGGATATTCGTCGCTCGGCGATTTACGCTGCGCTGCACGTCGAGGGCGTGCAACGGGTCGAGCTGACGACACCCGCCGCCGATATCGTGCTGACCGACGCGCAGGCGTCCTACTGTTCCGGCTATCGGCTGGGTGTAGGTGGTGCCGATGAGTGACAGTCGACTGCTGCCTGTCGGGTCGTCGGCGCTGGAAGTGGCCGCCGCTACCGCCTGTGCCGAGATTACCCGCGTACCCGTTCCCCTGCGCCTGCTGTGGAACCCGGACACCTGCCCGGCTAACCTGCTGCCGTATCTGGCGTGGGCGTTTTCCGTTGACCGCTGGGATGAGGCGTGGCCGGAGAGCGTGAAACGTCAGGTGATCCGCGATGCGTTCTTTATCCACCGTCACAAAGGCACGATTGGTGCGCTGCGGCGCGTGGTGGAGCCGTTTGGATATCTGATCCGTATCAGAGAATGGTTTCAGAACGGCGGAGAGCCAGGCACGTTTCGCCTGGACATTGGCGTGCAGGATAGCGGCATCACTGAGGAAACTTTTTACGAGCTGGAGCGGCTGATTGCTGACGCCAAACCCGCCAGTCGGCACCTGCTGGGGCTGAATATCAACCTTGACACGCAGGGCGCGGCCTACGTTGCCGCGCTGTCTTATGGCGGCGACGAGCTAACCATTTACCCCTATTTTCCTGAAACGATTACTGTGTCCGGTCTGGATGTGGCCGGGGCAGCACTTCATTTAATCGACAACGTGAGCGTAACCGCATGAGTGCAACCTATTTTGCCCTGTTAACGAACATCGGCGCGGCCAAACTGGCTAACGCGACCGCGCTAGGTGTCCGCCTGAACATTACCCAAATGGCAGTCGGGGACGGCGGCGGCGTTTTGCCGACACCGAACCCGGCACAAACGGCACTGATTAGCGAGAAGCGGCGCGCCGCACTCAACATGATGAGCATTGACCCGAAAAACCCCAGCCAGATTATCGCCGAGCAGGTTATTCCCGAAAATGAGGGCGGTTGGTGGATTCGTGAAATCGGGCTATTTGACGATGACGGCAATCTGATTGCTGTCGCCAACTGCCCGGAAACCTACAAACCGCAGCTACAGGAGGGCAGCGGCCGCATCCAGACCGTGCGCATGATACTGATTGTCAGCAGTACCGACGCGGTGACGCTGAAAATTGACCCGGCTGTGGTGCTGGCAACGCGGAGCTATGTTGATAACGCCGTGATCGAGGTGAAAGCCTATGCGGATAATCTGATGCGGCTACATCTTGCCGCCGCTGATCCACACCCGCAATATGCACCAAAGGCCAGCCCGGCACTGACAGGCAAGCCCACCGCACCCACGGCGGCGCAGGCATCGAATGACACTCAGTTGGCAACCACGGCCTTTGTGAAAGCGGCTATTGCCGCATTGGTTAACGGGTCGCCGGGGGCGCTGGATACGTTGCAGGAGCTGGCGGCGGCGTTGGGTAACGATCCGGCTTTCTCAACAACGGTACTTAATGCCATTGCTGATGTTACGAATAAGCAGAATGCGCACACATCAGCGGCAGATCCGCACCCGCAATACGCGCCGGAAGCCAGCCCGGCACTGACAGGTAAACCCACCGCGCCCACGGCAACGCAGGCATCGAATGACACGCAACTGGCGACCACGGCCTTTGTGAAAGCGGCTATTTCGGCATTAGTGAACGGGGCACCGGGCGCACTCGACACCTTGCAGGCGCTGGCAGCAGCGCTGGGTAACGATCCGGATTTCTCAACGACGGTACTCAATGCCATAGCTGATGTTACGAATAAGCAGCATGCACACGCATCAGCCGTCGACCCGCACACGCAATACGCGCCAAAAGCCAGCCCGGCACTGACAGGCAAACCCACCGCGCCCACGGCAACGCAGGCATCGAATGACACGCAACTGGCGACCACGGCCTTTGTGAAATCGGCTATTTCGGCATTGGTGAACGGGTCGCCGGGCGCGCTGGACACGTTGCAGGAGCTGGCGGCGGCGCTGGGTAATGACCCCGATTTTTCAACGACGATAGTAAACGCGCTGTCCGGAAAGCTGGCAAAAGACCAGAACGGCGCAGATATCCTGAATAAAAAACAATTCGCCAGAAATGCCAGCCTGCCCTATTTGGGAAGTGGGTGGGTTAATTTCGGCGGCAGCAGCGGTGCATGGACAACAGCGCAATTTATTGATTTTTTGGATGAAATCGGAGCGTTTCAGCATCTGTATTTTGTGTGTGCGGGGTCATGGAGCTACGCGGTAAACCGGAAAATTACCGATACAGGCTGCGGTCATATTGAGCTGGCGGGCGCGATCGTGGAAGTATTCAGCGATCGCTTTCATTGCAGAACAATCCGCATCACGACCCCGACAACATCAAGCGACACGGAGGCAATGCCGGGGACGTTTATTTATATCGATAATGGTGCAGATTCCGCGCCCGGCTGGCGTCGCGAATATAATTCTAAAACCCTGCGTGCCGCTGATATCACCGCGCTGGGCGTGCCACTAAGGGACGATAAACAGATGTGCCGGGCGTGGGTGCGCTTTAATGAAAATGGTGAAATCAATGACGCATACAATGTCCAGTCAGTGATAAAAAACAGCACCGGTGATTTTACGATCCGGTTTAAAACCCCGATGAAGAATGAAAATTATGCCTTCACCTATAACGTGGGCGGGAGGGGCGACTCCATGAACATGTGTTCTGGTGCATCCCAACTGCCAACGGTTGATGCATTACGGGTTATCAGTGTTTCAGCGACAGGGATCGGAAAAGGGGGCGATTTTCGGCTATTGGATTTCCCGGTCAATTCCGTTGCGATTTTTGGCGGCGTCTGAAGAGGTACATTGATCGACACAGCCGATCAATAACGCATAATCGATCTGTATAAACGTTTATAAAATAGCCAGCCCAGATGTCATTATGTCTATGGTTTTAAAATAATAATGATCCACCGGGGAAAGCGAAGCCCACCGTCCGCCAACGGTGGGCTTTTTTCATGCCTGTTTTCCGCCTCTGTGTTGTGCCAGCGCCTACCGTACCAGCATGACTCGCCCACACTCGCACCGCGCCAGACAATAACCGCTCCTAATGCAGCAATAGTGCTATTAGCTGGAGCCTGAATGTATGAGTGATTTTCACCACGGCGTGCAGGTCGTCGAAGTCAACGACGGCACGCGCGTTATTTCCACCGTTTCCACCGCGATTATCGGCATGGTGTGTACCGCTTCTGATGCCGATGCGGCCACCTTTCCCCTGAATACCCCGGTACTGATTACCAACGTACTGTCCGCCGCTGGCGAAGCCGGGAAAAAAGGCACGCTGGCCGCCGCCCTGTCCGCCATCGCCGACCAGTCCAAACCCGTTACCGTTGTGGTACGTGTGGCCGAGGGCAAAGATGAAGCCGAAACCATCAGTAATGTGATCGGCGGCAGTGATGCAAACGGCAAATATACGGGAATGAAAGCCCTGTTAGATGCCATGTCGGTAACAGGTGTGAAGCCGCGCATCCTCGGTGCGCCGGGGCTGGACTCATTACCCGTTGCCACCGCGTTAGCCTCCATCTGTCAGTCGCTGCGCGCATTCGGTTACGTCAGCGCGTGGGGCTGCAAAACCCTGTCGGACGCCATCAACTACCGGGAAAATTTCAGCCAGCGTGAACTGATGGTGATCTGGCCGGATTTTATCGCGTGGGACACCACGGCCAACGCCAGCGCGACGGCGTATGCCACCGCCCGCGCGCTGGGACTGCGCGCCAAAATCGACCAGGAAACCGGATGGCATAAAACCCTGTCAAACGTAGGCGTGAACGGCGTGACGGGCATCAGCGCGTCAGTGTTTTGGGATTTGCAGGCACCCGGCACCGATGCGGATTTGCTGAATCAGGCGGGTGTTACCACGCTGGTTCGTAAAGACGGCTTTCGATTTTGGGGTAACCGCACCTGTTCTGACGATCCGCTGTTCCTGTTTGAGAACTACACCCGCACCGCGCAGGTGCTGGCCGACACGATGGCGGAAGCGCACATGTGGGCGGTGGACAAGCCCGTTACACCAACGCTTATCAACGACATTATCGAAGGCATCAAGGCCAAGTTTCGCGAATTGAAAACGGGCGGCTACATCATTGATGCGGATTGCTGGTTCGATGAAACCGCTAACGATAAAGACACGCTTAAGGCCGGGAAACTGTATATCGATTACGACTATACCCCCGTTCCCCCTCTGGAAAATCTCACCCTGCGCCAGCGCATCACCGATAAATATCTGGTGAATCTGGCCGCGTCAGTAAGCAGCTAAGGAGTTAACGCGCTATGGCACTGCCTCGCAATCTGAAATTTATGAACCTGTTTAACGACGGGATGAGTTACATGGGCGTCGCCTCCGCCGTCACGCTGCCGAAACTCACGCGTAAGCTTGAAAACTATCGCGGCGGTGGCATGAACGGCACCGCGCCCATTGATTTTGGGCTGGATGATGACGCGCTGGCGATGGAATGGACGCTCGGCGGCTTTGCTGACGAAACCCTGTGGAGCCAGTACGCTGCACCGGGTGCCGATAAGGTGCTGCTGCGCTTTACCGGGTCATACCAGCGCGATGACACCGGGGAAATTTCTGCCGTCGAAGTGGTGATGCGTGGCCGCCATAAAGAAATTGACGGCGGCGAGAGTAAGCAAGGGGAAGCTACTGAAACTAAAGTGTCGACCCAATGCACCTACTACAAGCTGACCATCGACGGTAAAGAGATGATCGAGATTGACACCATCAACATGATTGAGCGTGTGGTCGGCGTTGACCGTCTTGAGCAACATCGCCGGGCGATTGGTCTGGCGTAACCCTGTCCGGCCAGCCCGGCGCTGGCCGTCTTCTTTCTATTTTTTATCTGAACACAGAGGCAACATCATGAACAAAGACGACAACGTTGTAACGCTGGAAACCCCGATTAAACGCGGCGAAACCGTCATCGACACTATCACCCTGATTAAACCGACTACCGGAACGCTGCGCGGCGTCAGTCTGGCGGCGCTGGCCGGGTCGGACGTAGACGCACTGATTAAAGTGCTGCCACGCATGACGCTGCCGTCACTGACCGAGGCCGAAATCACCCGCATGGAATTGCCGGATATGATTGCCATCGCTGGCAAGGTGGTCGGTTTTTTGACGCCGAAATCGCAACAGGCGACCTCCCCCGAAGCCTGAGTGTTGATGATCTGATGGCGGATATCGCGGTGATTTTTCACTGGCCGCCATCGGAGCTGTACCCGATGACCCTCACCGAGTTGATCCTGTGGCGCGACAAAGCGCTGAAACGCAGCGGACACCATAACAATGAGTAACACTCTACAGTTAAGCGTTTTGCTGAAAGCCGTGGACAGGGCGACCCGCCCGTTTAAGGCGGTGCAAACCGAAAGTAAAAAGCTGTCGGGCGATATCCGCGATTCACAGACCCAGCTCAAAGACCTGAACGCGCAGGCCGGGCGTATCGACGGTTTCCGCAAGGCAAAAAGCCAGCTCAGCGAAACAGGCGCAGCACTCCAGCAGGCGCAGGCCAAAGCTACCGAACTGTCGGCCGCGCTGCGCAATAGCGAGAACCCCACCAAACGGCAGGCGCAGGCGCTGGAGCGGGCGAAACGTCAGGCCGCGACGTTAAAAACAGAGTATGCGGCGCTGCGCCAGTCGGTACAGCGCCAGCGTACCGAGTTAGAGCAGGCAGGCGTCAGCACGCGCAACCTGTCCGGCGAAGAGCGTAAATTACGCACGAATATTACGCAGACAACGACGCAGCTTGACCAGCAGCGCGCCGCGCTTTCCCGCGTCAGTCAGCAACAGGAAAAACTGAACGCGGTCAGACAGCGCTATGAGAAAGGAAAGGAAATTACCGCCGGGGTGCGTAATACCAGTGCGGCGGCGTTTGGCCTCGGTTCTGCGGCGCTGTATGCCGAAAGCCGCCTGATTGCACCATCAGTGCAGGCCGACGGACACGGGGCGCGTATCGCCGCACAGACGGGCGGAAACGCCGCCGACGGCGAACAGTACACCCGCGTTATCAAAGATATTAACGCATCTGGTGTAAGCGGTGACCTCAACCAGATAGCGGACGCGGTGGCCGCCGTGCGTAGCACGTTGGGGGCGATGGGGGATGTAGGGGAAACCGAGCTGGCGCGCATATCGCGTAAGGCGCTGGACATACAAACGGCGCTCGGCGGCGATGCAACCGAGAGTATCCAGATAGCCGCGATCATGATGAAAAACGGCCTGGCGAAGAACAGCGACGAGGCGTTTGATTTGATGGTGTCCGGGATGCAGCGCGTATCTGCGCAGATGCGCGGCGAACTGCCGGAAATCCTGCATGAATACTCGACTCACTTCCGCAACATGGGATTCAGCGGATCGGAAGCCATGACACTATTAGTGGACATGGCGCAGCAAGGCAAGTTTGCGCTGGACAAGACAGGCGACGCGGTGAAGGAATTCTCAATCCGTGGGTCGGACATGTCCAAAGCCAGCATTGAAGCCTATGACGCTGCCGGACTCAATGCCGCCAAAATGTCTACCGCCATTGCCAGCGGCGGCGATAAGGCGCGGGCGGCAATGCAGAAAACCGCCAATGGGCTGCTGAAAATCAAAGACCCGGCAGAACGGGCAAACGCGGCCATTGCCCTGTTTGGTACGCCGATTGAAGACCTGTCGATTGACCAGATACCGAAATTCCTGTCAGCGCTGGCCGGAGCCGAAAACAAGCTCGGTGACGTGTCCGGGGCGGCTGACCGCATGGGCGATACCCTGCGCGATAACCTCGAAGGGGATATCGGGCGGCTACAGGGCGCGATGTCCAGCCTGCGCTTTAACCTGTTCAATGACGATGACGGCGCGCTGCGCAAACTGACGCAGGCCGCGACGGAATGGTTAACCCGCGTCAATGAATGGGTCAAGGCTAACCCGGAGCTGACGCGGCAGATAGTCATGGTAGGCGGAGCCGCCACGGCGTTAATTACGGTGCTGGGCGGGCTGGGGCTGGTTGCGTGGCCTGTCATGAGCGGAATTAATGCATTAGTCGGCGGAGCGGGTTTACTGAGTGCCGGATTCGGTAAGGTCGGTGAAAAGGGATTACCCAAGTTATCTATGGGATTAAACCGCCTCGGCGGCATGATCGGCTGGCTGGCAAAGTCGCCGCTGATGCTGCTACGTGCCGGAGCCTCGGCGCTAACCTCGGTATTCGGGGCGGTCAGTAACCCGCTGACCATTATCCGGGGCGCGATGTCGGGTTTTGGCCGGGTGCTGATGTGGCTGTTTACCTCACCGTTGGCACTGCTGCGCACCGGGATTACGCTGGTTAGCAGTGCGTTAGGCGTGTTGCTGTCACCCGTCGGGCTAGCTGTCGCGGCGATTGTCGGCGGTGCGTTGCTTATCTGGAAGTATTGGGAGCCCATCAAAGCCTTTATCGGCGGTGTGGTTGAAGGGTTTGTTGCCGCCAGTGCGCCTATTATTGCCGCCTTTGAACCGCTCCAGCCTGTCTTTACGTGGATAGGCGACAAAATAAAGGCGCTGTTTGGCTGGTTTGGTGACCTGCTGACACCCGTCAAATCCACTGCCGCCGAGCTGGACAGTGCGGCCAGCATGGGGAAACGATTTGGTGAGGCGTTGGCAAGCGGGCTGAATATCATCATGAACCCGCTGGAGTCGCTGAAAAAAGGCGTGTCGTGGCTGTTGGAAAAGCTGGGGGTGGTTGACGATAAATCGAAGAAGCTGCCGACGGCTGAAAATATTATACCGCCGAAGGAGGCTGCCGCGCTAAAGGTGGGCGTGAGCCGCGCCCCAACTCCGCAAGGTAAAGACGCGCAATCAATTGCAGATCGCTACAGCGGTGTACGCGATAACGGCGGTGGGATCAAGCTGGGAGAGTTTGCCGTCGTCGGTGAACATGGTCCGGAGATCGTTGAGGGTCCGGTCAATGTCACCAGCCGTAAAAAAACGGCGGCGATGGCGTCCGCTGCCATGAACATGTCAGCCTATCGCCCGATAGCGCCAACGGTGCAGGCCAGTGCGGCATCATCCCCGGTCAGCATTCATGCGCCGATTAGCATTGTTGCCCAGCCCGGCCAGAGTGCGCAGGACATCGCGCAGGAAGTCACGCGCCAGCTTGAGAAGCGGGAACGGGCGGCACGGTCACGCGCATTCAGTCAGTACAGTTATCAGGGAGGCGAATAAGATGATGCTCACACTAGGGCTGTTTGTGTTCCAGCTCCAGACCCTGCCTTACCAGAACATGCAGCGCAACGTTGATTACCGCTGGCCGTCAAACAGTCGCGTCGGTCAGCGTCCGGCGTTGCAGTTCTTAGGCATTGAAGACGAGAAAATCACGCTGTCGGGGGAACTGCTACCGGAAATCACAGGCGGCACGCTGTCATTGTTGATGCTGGAGACGATGGCCGATCAGGGGCGTGCATGGCCGCTGATCGAAGGCAGTGGCACCATTTACGGTGTGTTTGTGGTGAACAGTATCAGCCAGACGAAAACCGATTTTTTCCCCGATGGCCGCGCCCGGCGGATTGAGTTTACCATCACGCTGACCCGCGTGGACTCATCGCTGTCTGCCATGCTGGGCGATTTACGCCAGCAAGCTGACGGCTTGATCGGCAGCGCCGGGGAAATGGCTAACCGGGCGCAATCCGCTATCGGGGGATTATTCGCATGATTAACCCGCTGAATGTTCGTGCGGGCAGTAAAACCGCCCCGGCGTACCTGCTGCGACTCAATGAGCAGGACATCACGACCGTTATCAGTCCGCGCCTGCTGTCGCTCAGCCTGACCGATAACCGGGGCTTTGAGGCCGACCAGCTCGACATCGAGCTGGACGACAGCGACGGAAAGATGCAGTTACCCCGCCGGGGCGCGGTGCTGTCGGTATTTTTGGGCTGGGAAGGTGAAGCGCTGATCGGTAAAGGCGATTTTACGGTGGATGAAATAGAACATCGTGGCACGCCGGATACGCTGACCATCCGGGCGCGCAGTGCCGATTTTCGTGGGTCGCTGAACTCCCGGCGTGAGCTGTCCTATCACGACACCACGCTGGGGGCGATTGTTGAACAGGTGGCAAAACGTAACAACCTTGCGCCGATGCTGGCTGATTGTTTTGCCGGGATAAAAATTCCGCATATCGACCAGACGCAGGAAACCGACGCGGTATTTATTACCCGGCTGGCCGAACGCAACGGGGCGATTGTGGCAATCAAAGCCGGACGTTTGCTGTTTATCCGCCCCGGAACGGGGAAGACGGCCAGCGGCAAGCCCATCCCGCAGCAGATGATTGAACGCAGCGACGGCGATCAGCACAGTTTTAGCCTGGCTGATCGGGGCGCGTACACAGGCGTAACGGCAAGCTGGCTGCATGCTAAAGAGCCGCAGCCAAAGAAGCCTAAAAAGGTCAAAGTGCAGCGCAAAGTCTTGCTGCATCAGGGTCCACAGAAAACCCACCCGAAAGCGAAGAAAGCAACCAAAGAGCCGGAAGCACGCGAGGGGGATTATCTGGTTGGCACGGATGAGAACGTACTGGCGCTGACCACGGTTTTTGCGACCAAAGCACAGGCCATGCGTGCCGCACAGGCAAAGTGGAACAAACTCCAGCGTGGTGTCGCGGAGTTCTCTATCACGCTGGCAATGGGGCGCGCTGACCTGTTCCCGGAAACGCCTGTTCAGGTGAGCGGATTCAAACAGGTGATCGACGAACAGGAATGGACAATCTCAAAAGTCACGCACAGCTTGAGTAATTCAGGCTACGTTACCGCGCTGGAGCTGGAAGTGCTGCTGTCTGATGTTGAGTATGAGAGCGATGAGGAATCTTAAAAAAATAACATTAAGTTTAAATTTTTAAGTTTAAGGTTTTTGTCTATAATGCGGACATTATTAGACAAGACAGGTGATTTCTATGATGCATTGCCCTTTGTGCCAAGATGCCGCACATACAAGATCAAGTCGGTACATAAGCACAGAAACGAAAGAACGATATCACCAATGCCAGAACATCAACTGTGGTTGCACTTTTGTTACACATGAAACTCTTACACGCTTTATCGTTAAGCCAGGAGATATTGATCCCGCCCCGCCCCATCCATCTAGATGTCTACAGCAACAGCTTTGGATTTAATTATAAAGCCTGCAATTGCAGGCTTTATATTCTAAGAAATAAAAAATTACAAAGGAAAAGAAAATTCTATTTTTTTATATTGATGTTGGTTTATTAATGCAGGTTTTGTAGATTTAAAAAGAGCTAGAAAAGTTTTGGCCTCAACTGAATCTTTATTAGGATAAATATGATCTTTAATGAAAGGATAGAGTGAGACACCTGCATTCAAAGCAAATGGCACATAATTGATAAAAATATCTTCTTTTAAAAATCCAGCCTGATTAGCAGCAATCTCAAATGCATCAGCATTTAAGTAAGAACGCATGCGCTCCCTGATTTCAGGGTTCAGTCTTGATTCCTGTTTTGGAAGAGACAACATTACCTCTATATCTCCCCATGAAATGGGAACTTCGAAAAAACCAGCGCCATCCTCTTCTGGTGCTGCAGGAAAATTGACATAAAAATAATTCTTGGGCTGTGTAGGATCGTTCATTATCTGACGATGATAATTATAAATGGTCCTTATGCGGTTTGCTTTATTATGATGCCGTGCATTTCTGATAACTAAAATTGTTAATAACTCTGGCACCATATACCAATTAGGTTCTATATGGTTATGAGCCATACTGTCATAAAGATTATGAAAAGCGTTGAGCTGTGTATTTAAACCTGATTCCAAATTACCTATCGCTTCAGCCCGGTCAACAGTTAATAACCGTTGAAACGACCAGTTAGACTCTATGAGAACACGAAAAGCTTGTGCAAGATCTTCAAAAGAATGAGACAACAT